CACTTCTACGTTTCCGACCGCTGCCAGAACATCATCACCGCCCTACAGGAATACACATCCGAGGGTGGGCCTGATGAGGCGTGGAAAGATCCTGTAGACGTAATCCGGTATGCCGCGATTGATGGCATCCGCTACGTTGATGAGAAGAGCTTTAACACTAACCGTCGCAAATCTGGAGGATACTAATGGAACCTATCAATACCCCCGTCATCGCGCTGGCCGACAAGCTGGGCGTTCCCGTCAATAAGCTGCTGGAGATTAAGAACCTCAAGCTGGTAAAGGGCGATCACTACACAGGCTATGGCAAGAACACCTACTTTACGCCCAAGGGTGTTGAGGAAGTGGAGCTTGCGTTGGAGATCCCGCTGGCTGTACCGGACAAGCTAAACGGTGTGGTGCTGCACCCCGCCCGCAACCCTGATTGGGTAATGGCGAGGTTGGAGCATCAGGACGGGAAGATCCCGGTGAAGATTGGCCGTAAGTTCCGTGGTAAACTTATCGGCAAGAGAATCTTAATCGACGCTATTACGGACGCGAGCGGGTCCACTACCTATCGCCATGCAGAACTCCGAGGATGACCCAACATCCAATCGGGAGTGGCTGGCCGAGCAGGTGGATCGCCTGCTTGGGTTTGAGATATTGCATCGTTCGATTCACGCAACGTATCAACCTTTAGAAGCTACCGCACTCTCCGACAAAACCGGGATAGACCGCAACGCGGCTAAACGGATTATCAACAACTTACGCAAAACGCTACATGACCACCGAAGATAATACCGAGGCTCTGACCTACGCCGCGAACAAGCCGAACGTCAAGGCTCTGGTTGAAGCCTTCGACCGTACCGCTAACGATCTGGAGTTCTACTTCGATCAATGCCGCGACAGCTATGACTATCGCCGTAATATTTGGCCGGGCAAGTCGGACGATCTTCGTAAGCATGGGCCGGAAGCGTTTCCGTGGGATGGTGCTGCGGACAACGAGGCGCACGTCATCAACGAGAGAATAAACCGTTACATTGCTTTGTTCATGTCGGCTATGGTGCGTGCTAACATCCGCGCCTATCCGGTGGAAATGGGCGACCTCAATCGCGCCCGCACGGTAAGTGCGTTCCTCAAGTGGATGGTGGCGTCCTACATCCCCGGCTTTAAGCGGCAGATGGAGCTGGGTGCCAACTATCTGTTGGAGCGCGGGCTGTGCGTTACCTACGTTGGCTGGCAGCGCGAAGATCGTACCTTTAAGCAGACGCTAACGCTCGATCAGTTGATGGCTCTTAGTCCCGACATCGTGCGGATGATTCTGGAAAAGGAGAACGACTCGCAGATGATTGCGCTTCTCCAGCAGCAGTTTAACAACATTCCCGAGAAGAAGGCTAAGCGCATCCTCAACGACTTGCGCAAGACGGGCCGCGCTGAGTTCCCGATTGTCCGCCGCAGCGTTGACCGTCCTTGGGTACAGGTGGTGGCTCCTGATGGCGATGTATTATTTCCTGCCTATGCTACGGACCCGCAGCGTGCGCCGTATTGCTTCTGGCGTTGTTTGATGACGGCTCAGGAGCTTCGTAACAAGATTAGCTCCGAGGGTTGGGATGCCGACTGGGTGGAGTACGTCATCGAGAACTGCAAGGAGGCGGGAGACCCCCTCCGGTTGGAACGCCGCAATCAGTTCACTTACACCACCGTGACGTACGATGCGTCGGAGTTGTATGAAGTAGTCTATGGCTATCAGCGACTGATCGACGAAGAGGACAACTCGGAGGGGATCTACTGCACGGTGTTCCATCGTGAGGTGTATGGCAAGCAGGAAACCCCTGACTTCGCTAAGTTTGAGTTGATGAATGGCTACGAGGACTACCCCTTCGTTGTCACTAAGCTGTCTGAAGACAACAAGCGTCTCTACGATATTCAGTCGGTGCCGGAACTGCTGAAAGGTATCCAATGGCAGGTAAAGACGGAACGCGATAGCCGCGTTGACCGCAACAGCCTAGCCACCATGCCGCCCATCATGCACCCTGTGGGCAACGCCCCGTCCGATTGGGGTCCGGGTCGCTACGTCCCGTATCGCCGCGCTGGCGAGTTCCAGTTTGGTCCTACGCCTCCGTACAATCCCGGCAGCGTTGAGATGGAGCAAACGATGCTCGCGCAGGCCGACAAGATCCTTGGCCTTGATGTTGGCAACCCACTCTCTGGCGTTCAGCAGCAATACTTTGTAGACAAGTTCCTCAATCATGTTCGTGATGTATTGCGTCTTGCTTACAAGTGCTTCCAGCGTTTTGGCCCAGACGAAGTGTTCTTCCGCGTTACGGGGGTCTCGGACCCGCAGCGTTTCAACAAGGGCGACCCGAACGAGAACTTCGACATCATCATCAATTATGACGTTCTTCAAAATGATCCCGAAAGTGTTGAAGCGCAGTTGGCGCAGTTTGCGAATCTTCTGCAACTCGACCGCAACGGTCGTATGGATGTCGATATGCTTCTGGAGCTGGGGGCTGCGTCAATTAATCCTGTCGTCGCAGACGCCATCCTTCGACCCGCTGGTCAAGCCCAAGACCAAATCACGAAGCAAGTCACGGACGACCTCTCTAAGATCTACGCAGGCATTGAAGTTGGTGCGCGTCCGAACGGAGCGCAAATCGCTCTTCAAGTGATCCAGTCGTACACGCAGCAGCCTGATGTTATGCAGCGGTTGCAGAGTGACCAAGCGTTCCAAGCCCGCTTCCAGAAGTACGTCCAGCAATATCAGTTCCAGATGACACAGCAGCAGAACGCCCAGATTGGGCGCATTGGTACTGCTCCTGCCGCGATGGGTCAGACTAATACTCAGACCATGCAGCAGACTCCGACTGCCTAATGAACAAGACCGACAACCTCGATTCGCTCATTCACATCGACGCCTATGTCGATTTTCTTCAGGGGATTTACGCTATCCGTGAATCCCTGATTCAGCAGATGCACGATGTCCCATCTGAGCGCATCCAGCAGATCAGCGGACGTATCCTCCAATGCGACGACATCTTGTCCATGGGTGGGTATGAACGTCTTGTTTCTCGTAGAGGGAATGTTTGATGTTTCGTTTCACGCCGCTTAACGAGCGGCGGAACAACTGAAATAAAAGAAACCCCTTAAAAGAAAGGGGGGTTGTAGGGGGGAAATAAAGTGGGTGTCAAGCCTATTTTCACACCCCACAACTTATTGGCTAATTTCTCGTTCCCTGTGCTGTGATATGATGCAGCTATCGCCAACGCGAGGCGTTAAAACGCGGAAACCCAAAATGTCTGAAGAAGCTACGTCCGTCGCCGGGGACGCTAAAACGTCGGTGGAGTCAGAAAAGTCCAACATGACAGCGAGCCAATACGCGGTTCGTCGTCTCGGTGAGTTGAAGGCCAAGCCGGATGGGGCATTGAACCCAGCCAGCCGTCCCCAGCCCACTAGCCAATCCGCGCCAGCGGCAGAGCAGGAAGAGGAGCAGGCGAGCAACGACCAAGCCTCCACTTCTGAGTCTCAGCCCGCAGGCAAGGACGTTCCTTCACAAGTCGAACTCTCGGAACTCTCCGATGAGGATATTGCAGAACTAGCTCAGAAGGGTAAGTCTGGGCTGCTGAAGCGCATTGCTGAACTTACAGCCAAGCGAAAGCTCGCCGAGGAGAAGGCAGCGCAACTGGAAGCCTACATGGCCCAGCAGCAGAACAACAAGCCCCTTGAGCCGAAAGTAGAGAACAACCCCTACGCTAACATCGCCTCTATCGAGGACTTGGGCAAGAAGGCTCAGGAAGTGAATGATGTTGTTGAGTGGGCAGAGGATGTTCTGGATCGCGCTGAAACCCTTGGCTACGAAGACATCGCAGCTACGGTTGATGGCCGCGAACTGACTAAGGCTCAGGTAAAGGAGACTCTTCGTAACGCCCGCAAGGCCCGCGATAAGTACCTCCCGGCGCAGAAGAAGGAGATTGAAGCTGTAACCCAGCGTAAAGGTCTCCGCTCTGCTTTTGAGCAACAGGCTCTCAAAGAGCTTGATTGGTTGTCTTCGCAAGAGGACAACGACATCAAGCGCCAATTCTTTGCAATGCTTAACGATCCGCGCCTCAAGGATGCGGAAAAGGTATTGCCGGAAGTGGCTCCTCAATTGCCTTACATCTTGGCCCATGCGGCCAATTCGATGTTTGCGCGCAAAACGATTCCGTTGGACGGCAAGCCGTCCCCGAAGCTGACGCCTCCCGGCGCACCGTCTAACTCGGTTGCTGCTGGAGATCGGACGCCATCTGCGGGAGAACGAAGTGTAAAGGAAGTGTCTAAGCGATTGGCGGACTCAGGAAGCGTAAGCGACTTCATTGCCCTTCGTGCAGCACAACTCTCTAAACGCAAATAACCTACTACTACAATGGCTTTCTCTAATACTTACGATACGACCAATCCGGGTTCCGCTGTTTCCAACCGCGAAGACCTTCTCGATGTCCTGACGATCCTCGCTCCCGAGGAAACTCCGGTTCTTTCCTCCGCTGCTAAGTCCAAGGCGTCCGCTACCTTCGTGGAGTGGACCGTTGACAGCCTCTCGGCTCCCGTCACCACGGGCGTTGCGGAAGGTTCCGATGTCACGGTGTTCACGGACAAGTTCGCCAACCGCGCTCGTCTGGGTAATTACATCCAGAAGTTCCGCCGCGATTACATGGTGTCCGACCTCCAGAACGCTGTTGATAGCGTTGGTCCGGCCAAGATCGCTCAGGCTGAGGCGAAGGCTGTCCGCGAGATCAAGCGCGACATCGAGGCGACCCTGTGCTCCAACAACGACCGCTCGGTTGAAGATGGTGCTGGCACGCCCTACGGCCTGCGCGGCCTCGGCGACTGGATTGACTCGGCTGGTCCGGCGGACGTTCCCGCTGCCTACCGCACCCCGGCTGGCTCCATCCACGCTTCGAGCACCTTTAACGAGACGGTGTTTAACAACCTCATCACCTCGATCTACCGCGTTACGGGTACGTCAAACGGTCTGACGCTGGTTGCTGACACGGCCCTGCGCCGCGTTATTAGCGACTTCGCCCGCACGTCGGGTAACTCGGACTACTCGGTTCGCCGTGTGGCGTATGATGGTGGCGAGGCGACGATCAAGCTGTCGGTTGAGCTCTATGAGTCCGATCACGGCATCGTCTCCATCGTCAACATGAACCCGGATTGCGCGCCGGACACCACGAACAAGGACACGGGCTACCTCGTGAATCCTGAGTTCTACGGTGTTGCGGAACTGATTCCGCTCGGCTCGACCCGCCTCCCGAACCTCGGTGGTGGCGAGCGCGGCTATGTTGACTGCGCCCTGACCCTGCTGGTCAAGCATCCGGGCGCGCATGGTAAGATCACCACGCTCAGCTAACCCTTAGCGTAGGAGATCACTAACATGGCTAAACTCACGATTAACGAAGCCGCTGCTGGCTTCACCCACAAGGTGGCGTTTGATTACGTTGACCTTCAGCGTTCTGGCTTCCTTAGCACCATCGGTGCGGCGAACCAGTTCAAGGCTGGCAAGCTCGGGGCTGGTGGTATCGTTGATACCGCGGTTCTCTATCAGGTGGTTGACCCCGCTGGTGCGACCAACCTCACCATTGACTTCGGTGTGACCGCCGCTGACCCGGATGAGTTCATCGACGCTGGCGATGTTGACGCGCTGACGAAGGTCATCTGGAACACGGGCGATGCCTTTGTTGGCACCGACTCGGGTGCGGCCACGACCTCCAATGTTGTTAACGGTTACGCCAATAACACGGCGTCGGCGGTTGACCTCATTGTTGAGTTCAATGGCACGGTTGGTGACCTCACGGCTGGTAGCTGGGTGCTGGCGTGGCGTCAGATGGAAGTGCCGACCTCGTAAACACTTCTTGTGTTAGAATAAGCCACCCTCTTAACTGGGGGTGGCTTTTTTATGCACATCAAAGTGGCCCAGACCGAGTTTTCTAGAGAGGAAATCGACGCCGAACTCCGCAAGGAAATTGTTCGTAGTCTTGAGATTGAGAAGGCGACAGAGATTGAACGTGTTAATGTAGCTAAGGCGCAAGCAAGCATGATGCGCGACCACAAGTCCATCCCCGGATTGGGCAAGTGTGTCGGTGTTATGCCTGCCCGCGAGTATTTCCGCTTGGTGAAGAAATATGGGCATGAGACGGTGCATAGCCGTGAGTTCATGTCCTACTTCAACAAGAAGATGCCCGAGCTTTCGCCTAACAAAGCATGACCAATCGCACCTACGCAGATCTGTTCGATCTCATCGAGTCGCTCGCTGGCGTCGATGAGTTCGCGCCTACCGAATCCACAAAGATTCTGGCAATGGCTAATCGTCGTCTGCGTCAGGCGTATGATGCGTGCGACGTGTGGCCGCGCTACCAGAGGCTTGATGCCCGTCCCGCGCCGGATGGCTATGTCCCGTATAGCTATGATGCGTCTAATGGCACGCGCATGGCATCTGCCGCGACCCGTAACGGAACCACCGTAACCTTTACAACTGGCGGCGTTGACTTCGATGTTATTGTTGGTCAGAAGGTTACCATTAGCGGTCTGTCTGGCTCTGTCAGTCCTAATGGCACTTACGCTATTACGTCGGTAGATGGGCAAACCGTAACCTACGAACTTGCTACTGGAACCGGAACTGAAACTTACACGGGTACGGGCATCCTCACGCCTGTCACCATCCCCAATGTTGAGGTGTTTGTCCGCCTCCACGACCACAACCCGACCAGCGGCATCGGTGGTTACGAATACGACTTCTTTGTCGATACGAACGGTGCAAATCCCATCGGCAATGATCCGGGCATTACGGGCTTCTGGGTGACGTATAAGGCCATTTGGGATGGCCCGTATAACACGTCATCTGCTAATATTCCTCAAGAGTGGTTCTATTACGCCGCGCACGCTACTTATGCCGACTTTCTCCGCATGGACGGTCAGGTGGATAAGGCCATGGCTGAGGAGCAGGTTGCCCAGATGTATCTTGACACCGAGATGGCTAAGGCCAACCAGCAGCGCAATATGAACGCCTTGTTCCGCCGCATCTCTACTTATACCTCCCGTCAGTTTCGCTAATCATGAATAACTCCCTTGTCGTTAATCTCTATCCGCAGCCCACGGGCGAAGCTGATGAGCGTTTGGCCGTTAGCACCGCTGCTGTCAGTCTTACGGCTGGCTGGACCTCCTCAAAGACGAAGTACGTCCTGATTGACGTGCAGACGGCTGACGTGATGGTTACTTTTGACGGCTCTACCCCTACGGCATCCAACGGACATTTGTTCAAGGCCGGGGTTCAGCCGTTCCTTTGGAACAAAGAAACTGCCCGCCTAGCTAAGTTCATCCGCGCAGGCGGAACGGACGCTGCGGTACATGCAACCCCCTTCTCCGTCTAAGCCATGCCTAACGCACGCATCGTCAATACCCCGTCGCAGGCCATCCCCCAGAATGGCACGACCCACAAGCAGCGCACGGTGAGTTCTTCGGCGGTGGCGTTCCTTGACTGGACGCTGGCTACGGACACGGAGCACGTTCTGGTACAGGTGACCGGAGCAGATATCCGCGTTACCTTCGACGGAACCACCGATCCTACGGCCACCAAGGGCTTTCGTCTGCCAGCCAATAGCTCGGCCTACTGGACGCGCACAATGGTCCTTAAAGCCCGCGCAATCCGCGAAGCCTCTACCGATGCGGTGATTGAGGCGCAGGAACTTAACTACCTCTAATAATGGACATCTTCAAGACGCTGTTGCTGGACACTCCGGTGTCCACGTCAATTAGCGGCACAGTTCCCGTTTCTCAGGGCGGAACTGGAGCCACTAATGCTACTGATGCCCGTACCAATCTAGGTGCGGCAGCGTCTGGTGCTAACACGGACATCACGTCCATGGCTAGCATCACGGGAGGACTGTCGTCCCCTGATTTTATCCAGTTTGATACAGCGGCTACCGTCACTCCAACGGAAGGCAAACTTTGGTGGGGTTCCACCGGAACGCTGAATGTTCATGTCGATAGCGGTGGTTTCACCAGCCAGCTTAACGAACAGATTATGGTGTACGGCAAGGCGTCTGCCGCAATCACCAAGGGTCAGTTGATAATGAAGACGGGCGTTGTTGGGGCTTCTGGTGTAATTACGTTTGGTCCCTCAACTACTGGCATTACTGATGGCAATGCTTTTGTTGGTGTAGCTTTTGAGAATATTGCCCTTAACGGCTTTGGTCGAGTTATTGCAATGGGGCTGGTCCCCAACTTAAACACGTCGGCGTACGTAGACAACGATACGCTTTGGTACGATCCGGCTGGCGGTGGAGCAATGACGGCTACCAAGCCCGCTGCGCCCAATATTAAGTCTGAAATTGGTATCGTTACTAACGCTGGTTCCGGTAGCTCTGGCTCGATTTACGTCAAGATCTTCCCCGGCTCGCAGCTTGGTGGAACGGACCAGAACGTACAGCTTACGTCCCCGACCAACAACGACTTCCTTGTCTATGACGGTGGAGACAAGCGTTGGGAGAACTACTCTGCCAGTTCCGCGAAAACCGCTATCGGTCTTAGCAACGTAGAGAACACGGCTCTTAGCACTTGGGCTGGCAGCACAAACATCACCACCCTTGGCACGATTAGCACGGGAACAGTTCCGGCGGCTAACGTCAGCGGACTAGCTACTGTTGCCACTACGGGGGCGTATGCCGACCTCAGCGGCACGCCGACTCTTGCTACTGTCGCCACTAGCGGCAAATACTCAGACCTGACGGGTCTTCCGACTCTTGGCACCATCTCTAGCCAAGACGCCAACAATGTCACAATTTCTGGTGGGTCTATCAACGGCACCACCATTGGAGCGTCTAGTGCCTCTACGGGCGCGTTTACTACCCTGAGCGCATCGAGCACCGTAAGCGGAACTGGTTTTTCGGACTACCTAGCTTCCCCGCCTGCTATTGGTGGAACGACTCCGGCAGCGGGTAAGTTTACGACACTTGACGCTACGGGCAATGTTGGCTTTGACGGCGGCACCTTCACGTTTAACGAAGCTGGGGCAGACAAGGACTTCCGCATTGAAGGTGATAGCAAGACCCACTTGTTCTTCAGCGATGCCTCGGTAGACCGCATTGGCATCAATCAAAGCACGCCCCTTGCCCGTTTGGACCTAGACGGCAACTACGCCTCCAACATTACGGCGATGGGAGCCTTGGACGTTGACTGCTCGACGGCCAATTATTTCACGAAGACGATCAATGCCAACTCGACATTTACGTTTAGTAATCCTCCGGCAACCCGAGCCTTTGCCTTTGCCCTTGAGCTAACCCACACGTCGGGAACTATCACTTGGCCGACCTCGGTTAAATGGCCGAAGGATACGGCTCCCACCTTGACTACTGGCAAAACGCATATCTTTATCTTTGTCACGGATGATGGCGGCACCCGTTGGCGCGGCGCATCCCTCGTAGACTACGTTAACTAATTTTTATGGACCCGAACGTACTTAGACTTGCAATGGGTGCTGGCGGAGAAGGCGCACCAGAATATCAACTTTGGTCTTGGGGATATAATGGAAATGGACAGTTGGGACAAAACAATCTTACATACTATTCATCTCCCAGACAAGTCGGGGCACTAAAAGATTGGTCAACAATTAGGGGTGGACAAAATTACTGTCTTGCTGTTAAGACAGATGGAACCCTTTGGGCTTGGGGAAGAAATGCATTTGGTCAACTTGGAGATGGAACTACAACTGAAAGAAGTTCTCCGGTACAAATTGGATCATTAACTAATTGGCTTTCTGCATCTGCCGGATATCGTCATAGTGTTGCAATTAAAACAGACGGAACCATTTGGGCTTGGGGCAGTAATAGCAATGGTCAACTTGGAGATGGAACCACTACAGATAAATCATCCCCAATTCAAATTGGATCATTAACGAATTGGTCAAATGCTTGTGCTGCTACAGGCAACTTTTCTGTTGCTGTTAAAACTGATGGAACCCTTTGGTCTTGGGGATGGGGAGAAAATGGACGACTTGGAAGGGGAAACACAGACAGTCGTTCATCTCCAGTCCAAGTTGGGTCATTAACAAATTGGTCAAAAGTTTTTGCTGGTGCTTCATGGACCCACGCTGTTAAGACAGACGGAACTCTTTGGGCTTGGGGAAGAAATGACGGCTACGGGCTTGGAGACGGAACTGTGTATCAAAGACTCTCACCAGTTCAAATTGGAACAGCAACCAATTGGAGATCGGTATCTCAAGATAAAACTGGCGGTTCTGCCGTTATTGGCGTTAGAACAAATAATACAGCATGGGCATGGGGCCTGAATACCTATGGTGGACTTGGTCTTGGAGACATAGATATATATTCCGTTCCCACTCAAATCGGAGCACTTTCAAATTGGTCCGTAGTAGAGTGCGATGGTCTTTCTTCTATTGGATTAAAGACCGATGGAACAATTTGGTCATGGGGCTATAATTATTATGGTCAATTAGGTAGCGGAACCACTACTGATAGATCGTCTCCACAGCAGATTGGATCTATAAACAAATGGCAATCTATAAGTGCTGGTCGATTTGCTCAATACGGCATTAGAAATCCATAACAACGGCTTTACTTTTTTAAGTGTTAAGTCATAAGGGTCTTGTGACTAAGACACTTCAAAAACAGCTATTCTTTCTTTCTGGTCTTCCCCGTTCGGGGTCAACGCTTTTAGCGGCAATCCTCAACCAGAATCCGCAAGCCCACGTCACAACGACCTCTGGGCTTGTTTTTGCTTTGAACGGTTTGGCTTTAACGTGGGGCAAGGAGCAGTTTTTGAAGGACAGCGATCCCAGTAGGAAGCAACTTATTGCTTCTATGCAATCGTTGATTAATGGCTTTTACGAGACAGATAAGCCGATTGTGATTGATAAGAGTCGCGCATGGCCGATTCCAATGGTCATGTCTTCAATGGAAATGGTATTAGGCCGAAAGCCTCGTATCATTGCTACCGTTCGTAGTGTCCCAGACTGCATGGCTTCATTTGTCCGCGTAGCCAAGCCAGATAACTTGGATGAGTTCATGGCAAAAGATAGCTTGGTAGCGCATCTAAAGGTGTCCTACCAGACGCTTATGGCTGGGCATACTCATGATCCAAGTTGTTTGTTGTTTGTCGAATACGAAGACCTACTTGCAAACCCCAAGCGCGAGCTAGATAGGATTCATCAGTTTCTTGAACTTCCTGCGTTTGAGTACGACTTCAATAACATTGATGGATCAACAGTTAAGGAAGACGATGAAGGGGTGCATCGATGCAAGGGGATGCATGACATTAAGCCCAAGCTAGAGCGACAGCACAACGAGTCGCCCAAGGATGTGCTCAAGCACCACTACACTCAGTTCTGTCAGCCCGAGTTTTGGTTGCCAGAGCCGCGCACCAAGCCAGAGGTAGACGACCTCGATCTTCAGCTTGCTGCGTCGACGATGGGCAACTTTGAAGAGGGACGACGCATTGCTGACAAGCTGGCTATTGAACGTCCCAACGATGACCGCGCAGCCTACAACCGTGGCTGGTACGAGCTACACGACGGCAACTTCCGCCTCGGCCATCAACTGCTTCGGCGTGGACGCAACGTAGGAGTATTTGGCAACAGCAAGCCCAACACGCCCCAGCCAGAGTGGGATGGCAAGCCCTGCGCTACGCTGCTCATGTACCTTGAAGGAGGGTTAGGCGACCAGATCCAGCAGCTAGGCTACATTCGCCATGTCCGCCAAACCGGTACAGCCGACATTGTTGTTTCTTGCTCAGGCGAGTTGGTGAAGTTTGTCCACGACGCCAATCTTTGTTCAGCGGTGGTGCAGCATGGTGCGGAATATGGCATCTACCACGATGCTTGGATGGCTGGTATGTCAGCTCCGGCATATATGAATCTATCCAAGGAGATGATTTATGGAGACCCATACCTATCCAAGATCCCATATGTCCGCCAGTCCAAGAAACTGCGGGTGGGTCTGCGCTGGTCGGGCAACAAGCAGTTTGAGGCCCAGCACCACAAGCTATTCCCGGCACCCCTATTCTTCGATGCCGTCAAACGAGACAACGTAGAGTTTATTAGCCTGCAACGGGACGCCGACTTGGAATACAAGCCCGATTGGGTGCAAACGGTGCCCCTTGATACATGGTCTGATACCCAAGCCGCCGTCAGCACCTGCGACCTCGTAATCTCGTCCTGTACGTCTGTAAGCCACCTTTCTGCGGCAATGGGCGTCCCAACGTGGGTTGTCATCCCAGTAATGGGGTATTATCTGTATGCGGAACCCGGTCCTAAGACGCCCTACTACAACTCTATGCGGCTGTTTCGCCAGCAGAAGTATGGCGACTGGAGCCATCCTTTTGACGAAATCAAAGCCCTAAACTACGAACATGAACTACTGTCTGGTAGAGAATAACGCCATTGTTGATGGGCCTCGCGCCCTGCCCGCTAGCTGGCGCAACATTTCCGGCCTCAATTGGCTGAGCGACGATGAGCTTAAAGCCCTTGGCTGGCTTCCGGTTCGTATTGATGAGGGTGCTGTGGATGAGAAGTTTTCAGGGTCGATGTTCGTCATCAACCCGCATGAGGTGGTTGAGGTAAAGCTGTGGCGGGCCTATACAGCTGAGGAACGGGCTGAGATTGACACCCAGAAGGCCAAGCAAGTTCGCGCCGAGCGCAACACCAAGCTCACCGAGTGCGACTGGACCCAGCTTAACGACACTCCGTTGGACAATCCCTCCAAGGTGGCGTGGACCACCTACCGTCAGGCTCTCCGCGACATTCCTAGCCAATCTGGCTTCCCGCATAATGTAATCTGGCCCGTAAAGCCCTGATATACTTAGGCCATGGCCCAGATTCAAAAAGGCACAACCTACGGGACGACCTCGCCGTCGAATCTCGTAACCTCAACGAACCTCAACAATCACGTTGATGATGCCGTTTTGCTTCCCGGTGCCATTACGGATCAGACGGCCAAGACATCCCTAGCCTCGGCTGACACCATCCTTGTCCACAGCTCGGCTGACACAGCCCTGCGTAAGACCACGGCTGCCCAGTTGTTTGCCAGTCCGCTGGCTATTGGCTCCACTACGGCCTCTTCCGGCAAGTTTACGAGCCTTGAGGCTACGGGACAGTATAAGAGTGCGGTGACGGTTGTTGCGTCCCTAGATGTCGATTGTTCGCTGGGCAACTACTTCACCAAGACGATTAACGCGAACAGCACGTTCACGTTCAGCAACGTGCCCAGCGGCGCCTATGCCTTTGCCCTAGAGGTGGAGAATACGTCCGGCACCATCACTTGGCCTGCTGCCGTGAAGTGGCCGAATGACACCGCCCCCAGCCTGTCCACGGGCAAGACCCACCTTTTTGTGTTTGTAACCGACGACAGCGGTAGTCGCTGGCGCGGAATCGCATCCGTCAACTACGTCACCTAGCCATGAGCCTGTGGTCGGAGCTTCTGTTTAACGCAGGCACCGGGGGACTCTTTGGGTTGTTCGGTAGTGTTGCTACGTCTGTTATCCGCATCTGGGAGAAGAAGCAGGATAACAAGTTTGCGCTAGAGATGCTCGACAAGCAAGCCGCTAGTGCTGAGGCACTTGCAGCATGGAACGCATTTGCGGCGTCTCAGTCCGCATCTGCCGCTGACATGACGGAGAAGGTGGCCCCATGGGCGGCAAACATCCGCGCCATCACCCGCCCATTCCTCACCATCGGCCTAGTGCTTGGCTCCTTCATCAGCTTCTTCCTGATCGAGGACCAGTATCTGAAGGTGGAAGCCATCCAGAGCTTTATGATGCTGGCGGGTACGTCAGTTGCGTGGTGGTTCGGTAGCCGTATGACTAGCCTTATCCGCAAATGATCTTCGATAACGACATCACTAAAGTGGTTGCGGTAAGCGTGGGAGGTTCATTTGGGACGATCACCCTCACTCAAGTGAACGAGATTGCGGCCTTCATTCTCGTTTTGGTGTCGATTGCCTACACCGTTACCAAGCTCATCAAGATCCTAAAGAGCGATGAATAAGAAGGCTATGAAGTGTAACGTCCCGCGTAGGGATGTGCAGGGCGGCAAGAAGTTCGTCGTCTATGAAACAACCAATATGGTCAATGGAAAGACCTATTTGGGCGTAACTAAGTTGCAATCAATTAACAATGGTTACATTGGCTGTGGCGTAACCAGCCAACAGTCAGCTGAAAAAAGAGCAAAGCGCGTTCGTGGTGGGTTTTGCGCCGCCGTGGCTAAATATGGTTACGATAACTTTGCGGTTAAAGTTTTAGCTTCCTTTGACTGCGAATCCGATGCTTATGCCCTAGAGGCTGAGTTAGTTAATGAAGAGTATGTGCTCAGCTCGAACACTTATAATCTTTCATTGGGCGGCGCAATTAGTAGGCCAATGCTAAAGGTTTGGGCTCAAAGACACGAAATTATCGAAAGATATAAAAGCGGTGAGTCTCTTTGTTCTATTGCAAAAGATCTTAATGTTTCTCACCAAACGATTAAAAGAACCATTCCTAGTGGCGTTTTGATTAGGCCAAAGAATCAATGGATTCTAAATGGAGGTAAGAACATAAAGATCATGTGCAACGAAACTGGCGAGATTTTTGAATCCCTTACTGCCGCTGGACTTAAATTTTTCGGAAGAAAATCCGGGAGCAGTTCAATTAATCAACAGCTTTGTGGTATTTATAAAACGGCTGCTGGTCATACTTTTTGCAGGGTATAACAATGGATAAGTCTAAAATGAAATGCAACGTTCCCCAGCGTACGCCGGGGGAGCGAAAGAAGTTTCGAGTCAAAGCCTGCCAGAATGGACAGGAGCGCATCGTTCGCTTTGGGGATGCGAACATGACCATCAAGAAGAACCAGCCTGCGCGCAAGAAGAGCTATTGCGCCCGCTCTGGCGGCATCAAGGGCAAGAGCAACAAACTTTCCGCTAACTATTGGAGTCGGCGGGCTTGGGAATGTTAACCATGAAGGAAAATCGCAAAAACCGTTCAATGAAGCAGGAGTTCATGCTCTACAAGCGCATGAAGGAAGCCGAAGAGGCTTTTGAAGACGCTGAAGACATGATGGAGGATGAAAACGAAGGGGAGGGCAAAATGAACTGCAAAAAGCGCAACTGTGAAATGGGCAAGCGTAAGGCTTGCAAGTAATATGCCACTCACTAAGAAGGGCAAGAAGATCAAGAAGGCCATGATGGAAGAGTACGGGAAGAAGCGCGGCGAGTCCGTGTTCTACGCTTCTCGTAACAAGGGCACCATCAAGGGCGTTGACTTCAAGCGTCGCAAGATGTCGTAACTGACATCTTGGTAGCGGATAGATAGGGTAAACTATCATCCATGCCACGTTATAGCAGCTACTCAGGTAGGGACACTCCGGTTGCTGAAGAGGCCGATGTTGGCTTCTCACGCTTCAACAACCGCCTGCGCCCGGATCAACTTCAGCCGGGTGAGCTTGCTATGTCCGTCAATGGACGGATGAACGTAGACGGGACGTGGCAGGTGCGCCCCGGCGTTGATACGTTTGGCCCAAAGATTGGGTCGATTGATGAGTCGCTAAGCCTGCCGTTCAATGTATGGCCGCAGGTAGTGATTAGCTCGGCCACCCGATCTGGCACGACCGTCACCATCACTACGTCTACCAACCACGGCTTCTCGTCGTCCTACGTTGTGGCGATTGTGGATGTAGGCACGGGAACGGTGAACCCCAACGGCAACAAGACCATCACCGTTACGGGACTCAATACATTCACCTATACGATTGCTGGAGCTACGGGCAGCGAGACCTACTCCGTTACTGGCTCCTCTAAGGCTGGTGGCGCGATTGTTGGCACGGCCAACATCAATGGAGCCTTCGGTTCATGCTTGTTTTCCAACCCTGCGTCCAGCAACGCGGAGTACATCATCCTCGCCCTGTATGGCAATGCGGTTGCAATCAATATGCAAACGCAGGCATCCACCACGATTAACTACCCCGCAGGCATCAACATTGCCTCGGAGGTGAGTATGCTACAGGCGTTCAACAAGGTGTTTATCTTCCGCGACGGGCAAACCGCGCTGGAGTGGAACGGTAGCTTTAGCGGCACCCCGGCCTTCACGAAGGTGGCTAATGGAGACTACGCTACAAGCACCTACTTGGACGCATCCAGCAATACGACTATTACGGATGGCATTGTTACGGTTACGGCTACGTCCCACGGCCTGTTAGTTGGAGACCGCATCTTCGTTGTCGATAACGGCTCTACCACCCTTACGGAGAACGGAACGGGCTATGTCGTAGCTACGGTGCCGGGAACGGGCAGCTTTACGTTCTTTGCAGAGGTTCCCGACTCAACGGCCACTACGGTGGTGTACGCCAAGAAGCAGCCCTCCCAGCTTGGCTTCACGCATATGCCCGCGCCCCCGTGGGGCGTCTATCACCAGCGGCGCATCATCGTCCCCTACTACTACACTACTACGGGTAGCAGCGGCAGCGAGACCGTTACGAGCCGTAACGTCCGCGATGAGATTCTCCTGTCGGATGTCTTCGACTCTGACACCTACGACCGCATCCAGAACCAGCTCAAGGTGACGGCGGGTATCGCTGACTATCTTCAGTATGTTCACCCATTTACCGAAGATAATGCTGTCATCTTCAACCGCAACTCCATCCATCTGATGATGGGGCTTAGTGGGTCGATTGCGGACATTAGCCTAAAGGAAATCACCCGTGAGGCTGGTTTGGTGGCGCGGAAGTCCGTCGTTACGATTGGAGATCAGGTGTTCTTCCTGTCTGACAACGGTGTCTACTCCACGTCCTTCCAAGACTTGTACAATCTGCGTGGTGCGGGGCTACCCCTATCCGATCCGATTAACCCGCTGATTAAGCGCATTAACTCGGCATACGCCTACAACGCTGTAGCCATCTACCACGACAACCGCTATTGGATTGCCGTGCCGCTGGATAACAGCACCCGGAACAACGCCATCCTCGTCTACAACCTGCTCAACAAGGGCTGGGAGAGCTTGGACATCATTGACAATACGGGCTGGGACATCAGCAATCTCATCGTGTCTGGGTCCGGCGGCATCAACAAGCTGTACGCCGTCAACCGCTTCGGCGGCATCCATGTAATTGACGAGCGCGTAGACTCCTTTGACTACATCTACACGGCCCCCGGCCTAGACGCCCAGCCCCTGCCCATTGAGTCGGAGGTTGTTACCCGCCAGTACATCTTTGGCGACGTAGGCCGTAAGAGTTTTAATGCCTATGAGTTGCACGTTGAAAGCTCAGAGTACGAACTGAGCGACGGCGATGTCACCATGATTACGGAGAACATCGACAAGGAAGTAGAGATGTACTCCCTAACCGAAAGCCTTGGTTTTGACCTGCCTGTGGGCGAGGACAGCTCTGTTCGTGGGCGCATTGGCAATGTGCGCGGCTATGGGATTCAGGCTAAGTTTGTTCCCACCAAGGGCCGACCCAAGCTGCGAATGGTAAAGATTGAGGCTTACTCCGCGTTCCGTTCTGTTACTGAAGCTAGTTAATGAAACCAATCCATGAGGCCAAAAAGATGTTTACGGAAATTGGCCTTAACTTTGAGCAAGAGTTAAGCTCGTATTTAACGCATGGGTTTGTAATTAGCTACCCAGATAAGTTCATCATGGCCCGCCCAATCGAGGCCGCAAAACAGGACTTAACTTGGGACCACCCAAACCCAGATTGCTGGTACATTCATTGTGTTGTAGGAAAGAACTGCTTTAGGTGGTTTTTAGACCAAGATCCCTACAACTTGCCGTATGTCGCTTGGCGACGTAACAACTGCAAAGAGAGCAAGTTTAGAGTGTATAATGCCTCAACATTTGGACGATTGTCCCAAATGAAAACTCTTTAATTTATGGGTAAATTTTCAGTACCAGCCCCGCCCCCCGCTCCCACTCCTGTTGATCCGGGCAAGTCAGCACTAGATTACATCAACGCAATGGCCGATCCGGCCTTGCAGGAGAAGCTGCTGGGCGCAGAGCAGCAATTCCGCCCACAGTACACGCAGCTCAATCTGCAAGAGATGGAGCAGTATTTGCGTGGCGTTGGTGGACAGGCTGGTGCCATCGACATCCTCAGTCAGGTTACCCCAAAGCTTGTTGAGGCTCAGGAAACGGCTGATCGCCTTCAGCGCGATGCGGATATTCGCGCCCTACAGGCACAAAGCGGTGGTTATCGTTCAGCTATTGAAGCAGCCAACCCTGAAATGTTTGCCGCCCTTAAAAAGGCTGGCGAGATGGGTGGCACAACCGACTTTTATGGTGGCCTGCAGAACGCTATTACTGGTGCTCAGCGGCTTGGTGATGTTGGTGCGGCTTTAGCCAATGCCAGCACAATTGCCCAAGCCCCACAAGTAAACCTTCAGGGCTATCAGGCCGCTCAGGGGCAGGCCGCAATGCTTGGTGCTGCACCTACGGCTCAAGCTGCTTTGCTTGGTGCTGCACCCACGATTTCCGCTCAGGGATATTCGGCAGAAGGCTATGGTTCTCAAGGTTATGACGCTGCCCGTGCGGCCCGTGTAGCTGACATTGCTTCCCGCGATGTAGCACAGGGTGCGCTTGGTCAGCAGCTTTACGGTCAGGCCATAGAAGCCGCGCCTACCGAGGCTTCTGCTACGTTTCGTCGTCGTGCTGCGGAAATGGCATTGGCGACTGGACAGCTTACTGCCGAGGACGTTCGCAACGCTCAACAGGCTACCCGTGAGGCATTTGCTGCCCGTGGCCTAGAGATGAGCAATCAGGCTATTGCGGCTGAAGCCATGTCTCGCGCTGAGGCAGTTGGGCAACGGCAGGCTCAAGCCCTCCAGCAGGCTGCTGCGCTCAATCAGGCTTATCTTGCCGACCTCAACGCCAGCCGTGGATTTGCTACGGGTGTGTATGGTCAGGACTTGGGTATGCAGCAGGCCAATCAGGCTGCTGCCCTCCAAGCGGCTCAAGCCAATCAGGCAATGGCGGGTCAGCTTTCTTTGGCTGATCAGGCTGCTATTAATCAGGCTGCTCAGTTTGGCGCAATGTCGGCCAATGAAGCTGCTCAATTTACGGCTGCTGCAAGAAATCAAGCAGCCCAGTTTGGTGCTCAGGCCCAAAACGCTGCTGCGGCAGCTAATGCTGATGCCATGGCTCGTTTTGCTATGGCTAATCAAGCCGCGCAGAATCAGTTTGGACTATCTAATGTTGAGCGTCAGGCGCAGTTTGCTTTGCAGAATCAAGCCGCTCAGCGCGAGATGGCCGCTGCCAACCTTGCCGCGCAGAATCAAGCCCTCCAGTTTGGAGCAACTGCTGGCAATCAAGGACAGCTCTCCAATCAGGATGTGGCTATGCGTGCCGCGTTGGCTAACCAAGCTGCCCAAAATCAGGTTGATTTATTCAACGCTGAGCAGCTCACCAATCTTGGCCTGCAAAATCGCGCCTTCCAAGCTACGCAACAGCAGCAGAATATTGCCAATCTTGGTATGCTTGGTCAGGCGAAGCAGGGCGAACTGGCAGCTAATCGCGCATATCAAGGACAGCTTGCTGGTCTTTATGGAGCGGCCTTCGACCCCATGAGCGTTGTACTCGGTCGTCCGTCTGGTGCGCTGGGCGTTGGTCAGGGTCAGCAGGGCTTGGCGGCTGGTCTCATGCAGAACATGGGTGGTCAGGTATTTGATCCGAACGCTGGTGTTAATCTTGCTCTTCAGCAGAACGCTAACCTTGGTAACTATCAGGCGGCTACTTATGGTGCTCGCGCAGGTGCTCAGGGTGCAATTGCTGGTGCTACGATTAATGCAATCGGCAATGTGGCTAGCTCATTTGTCCCCAAGCCCACCGGCCCCCTTCCGGTTCCCGGCTGTTGGGTAGCCCGCGAAGTGTATGGCGAGGAGAACCCCCGCTGGATTCAGTTCCGTGAATGGCTGATGGTGAAGGCTCCGTCGTGGTTCCGTAAGCTTTACATCAAGTATGGAGAGGGCTTTGCCGCTTGGATCAAGAACAAACCGCGCATCAAGAATCTAATCCGCAAGTGGATGGACGCTCGCATCAACAACTATCTCTTTTCCTAACATGGCACGCTTCGGAACAGGTATTCAGGCTGGTCTCGGCGCAATCAATTACACGCCCTATATGCAGGGAGCTATGGCTGGCAGTCAGTCGATTGCTCAGGGCATTGCCAGTCTAGGGCAAACCGCTGGAGCCGCAATTCGCGACTACAAGCAGAAGAAGGAGGAAGAGAAGAAGATTGGCGAGACGATTGGCTTCCTTGAAACCAACTTCAAGAAAGACCCCAGCACTTACGCCATGTTTGATGATGGATCTGGCAATTTTGACCGTGATGCTGCTGGTGCCGCCATTCGCTCTGTTGGTCCTAACGGCGTAATGACGTTTATCAACTTCTCACAGGCGGCGCAGGCTAATCGTGACATTAAAGCTGAAAAACAAGAGGAGAAGAGAATCCTCAAGGCCGTTGAGAACATTGAGGGAATTACGGATGATGTTGTTAAGGATATGGCCTTGAATTCGGCTGATGATGCGGTTCGCGCTGCATATCAGAGAAAGGCTATGGATGACCGGATGAAAGAAGCCCAGCTTGAGCTTGCTCGATCCCAAATCGCTCAAAACTTTGCTCAGGCCCGTACGGCTGGTATAAGGGAGCCGAAAACTCCATCTGACGAGCAAGTCGCAATCAATCGAGCCATTGCCTCAAAAGAAGCACAACTTGGTAGAAAGCTTACCGAGATCGAAATGGACGAATTGTCTAGGGCTACTATTAAGGATCGCAAATCGCCCCTTGTTAATATTGCCGGATCCGAAGACAAAGAACGGGCTAATCTCTTTGACTTTTTGGGCAAACAACGTTCCGAAGAAATCAACCCAATTCTTAGGGCTGATGCAGCGAGTCGTCGTGTTGATGAGCTTCTTGCGGAAGGCAATCTCATCACCGGAAAAACCGCTCAGGCCGAACTTTACTTGAAGTCTGTGGCTAATGATCTTGGCATTGGAAACTACAAAGAAGTCAAAGACACCGAGAAACTTATTGCTCTGATCGGTCAACAGGTTCTTAGAAACATCAAGGCACTTGGTTCAGGAACCGCCGTGTCTGATGCTGACCGTATTTACACGGAGAAGATTTCTGGTGCTGACATTACCAAGCAGCTTGAAGGTATTCGTGAGTTGCAAAATATTCTTAATACCCAAAGCCGTGATTCGGTTGATCGGTTCAATCGTAAGGTTAACGATGCGTTTGATGAGGGGGATAGGTACAGAAAGATGCTCACCGTGAGTCCTGAGGATGCTCCATTCATTCTTATTGAATCGCGCAAAGCTCGCAATTCAGGTCAACCAGTTCGCAGCAGGACTTTTGATGCTGCTACTGGTAAGTTTTTAGGTAACCCCAATGCGGGTCCGTTTTAATCTAATTTAATAAATATGTCGCAAGTACAAAGTGTTTACGTCCCGCAGCTCGGTCGTTCTGTTCAGTTTCCAGACGACATGAGGGATGATGAAATTGCGGCTAGAGTTGGACAGATGGTTGCTGATGAGCAAAGCCAGCGTGTGGCTGCTCAGGCTCAGCCAGAAACCTTTGGACAAGGAATGATGCGCCGTGGCCTTGGGGCTGCGGCTACTATGGTTACCGGACCCGTTCCGGCGCTATCTGCGCTTGCCTCCATGTCTACCAAGGCTCTTGGAGAACAGGACTTTGCTCAGTCCATGCGGGAGCAGGGCGCAACCGCAGCCCGCATTGGCATTCCCGTCGCCGCTGGGCTTGTCGCTGCCCCTGCGGTTGGAACTGGTCTTACTGCCGCTGCGGCACTTTCTGGCATTAGCGGAACGAGTAGCGCAATCGCTGAGTTTGTCGGACAGGTTATCGATCAGGCCGGGAAGGACGATATGAAGATTGACGCCAACCGTATCGGTGGGGCGTTTGTTGGGGGTCTCAACCCATTTGCAACAAAGGGCGGTCTTTTGAAGCGTGCCTTTGTAAATGTTCCATCGGCTTATACTGGTAGCGAACTTTCCCGCTTCATCTCATCCGGTGAGGACTGGAAGAATTACAAGTTTGCGAGCACAAGTGATCTTGAGGGATTCACCCGCACTTTTGCTCCAGTAGCCGTTGGCCTTGCGTCTGGCGTTGGTGGACGTGGGCGCGAGCTTTCTAACGAGGCTAAGGCTAATACTGCGGTTATCCGCAACAATGGCTATACTGGGCCAATCACTCTGGGCATGGGCCTTCCCGGCAAGAGTGCAATGGAGGCTGATGCATTTGCGCGTGCCAATACCCAAGCGCGACGACTTGTTGATGACTTGAATGGAAGCTTGGACGATCAAATCAACCAAGCATTTCCGGACATTCCGGACACGGACCCCCTGAAGAAGCAGTTGGACGAAGCCAAGGGGCTTTTGCAGGCTCGCCGTGATTCCTACTTCAAGGCTAAGGCTGAAGCCGATCAGGCTGCTCTAATCGCACAAGACGCCCGCGCTAAGAATCAGCAAAATGCGCCCGCACTCCTTGCTGAAGCCAAGCTGAAGGCATTTAGAGCCACAGTTGAAAAGACGGCTGTAAGCGCAGCCAACGATACGGTTTTCGGTGGGCAGGGGATTCGCTCGATTGATGAGCTTACGAGCGCACGTCGTGGTCAGGAGCTTATTCAACTAGCTTCTGGTGCCGACGACTTCATGAAGGATGCCGTAGATATGCTCTACGACTCCACGGGCTTTGGTCGCAACTTCACGGTTGTCACTCAAGACGACTTCATGAAGCGGGTTAATGACCTAGCCAAGAGCAGCAATAACCCCGTTCAAGGCAAGATCCTGCGCGAGCAGATGAAGACCCTTGGCGATGCATTCTTCCAGAAATACGGAGACAGCAAGGGACGTTTGTCTCTTGAGGGTTTCCGTATGTTCAAAAATGAAATCTACAACGGATTTAAGGCGATTGGGCGTAGCGAGCGCGAAGCCAACGCTGCCATGCGCGATGCGTACCGCGCTATTTCTGAGGCGTCTGAGAACTATATTGGGCGAGTTGACCCAACTGCGCTTCCCAAGATGCAAGCCGCAAATGCTTTGGCCTCGTCTCGTTTCTCGGCCATTGAAAATGCGACCTATGAAATGATTCAGCGGGGTGAGTCTGACTCTCTATTCAAGTATCTAATGGACGAGGTTGAGGACGCCTCTAAGGTACTGAAGGGCAACACCGTGATGCAGGATGTAGACAACATCTCTAAGATGATTGCTTCTACTGCTGATCCCGCCGACCCCAAGTCTGTCAATGCGGCTATCATTGCTGGCGAGTCGTTTCGCCAGAAGTTCCTGATGAATATGCGCGATACTCTGTTGCGCCGCTCTGAGGTGGTTGGCTCTGGTGAGCGTCTGTCTCCTGCTGCCTTTGACACCAGCAAGATTATTAGTCAACTTGACACGCTTTCCGCAAAGGGCTTCCCGATTGAGGAGCTTGGAATTGGTACAGCTAAACAAGTTAAGGCGTTGGCCCGCATACAGTCTCTGTCCAAGACTGCGGCGGTTACGCCCGCTGAGTATGAGCGTTTCCTTGTGCAGGCTGTTGAGTTTGGAGCCGACCAAGCTGCGTGGCGCATGGAATATGGCCGCGCTCTGCGCGATCAGCTCCTAAGCACCGGATCAAAGACCCGACGCGCACAAACCGCCCGTTTGGTTGAAGCCCGTAGGAACGCCAAAATCAGCGAGCAAGATGCTGCTCAAGCTTTGCGCGAAGCCGAGAAAGATCCATTGGTTGTTTTCTTGGCCGATAAGGGGACAAACATGAAGTTGTCCGATGATCCGGCAAACAACATCAAGTGGGTAGATAAGCTACTTACGGTTGAGCCTAGCGTGCTTAACGACTTTACTGCCGCATTGCAGGCTTCTGGCCGTGGCAGGGACTTGGATAATCTTCGTGTGGCGGCAGCCTCTACTGTAATGCGCCGCTTTGGCTCCGCTGCTTCCGGGGAGGCTACCCGTGTTGACCTAAATGCCCTGTCTGAGTTCTTTAACAACAATAACCAGAAATACGCTAATCAGCGAGGCGCCCTTCGCGCCATACTGGGTAACGACGCCTTCGATAATCTTGAGAATATGTACGGCAATCAAGTGCGCTTCATCGTTGATGAGCGCAACAAGATTATGGGTGGCCAGACTGAGGCAACTCGACAGGCTGTTAATGTGCGTGGACGACTTCCCGGCAAGGGCTTTACTGCCTACTTCAACCCCCAGCAGTTTGAGGCTCTACTGCGCGATCAGTCGTACAACCAGATGTACCGGATGTACATTGATCCGCGCTACGCTCAGAAGTTTGAAGCTGCCTTCACCGCTACTGAGGCTGCTGTTCCCCCGGCCCTTCGGGCGATTATGAACATCTCCCGCATGGACGATGATCGTAATCGGCAGGGGGGTAGACCCAACCGCTAATTCAAAGCGCGGCCATTAACGATCCGGTAGTTGTGGACGTGAAACTCGTCCCCATCTAGGTGGATGATGGCTGCGCCGTGATTGTAGCTGTTATACGGGGAGTAGGCGGGGTGGAGGTCCGATAGGCACCCCACGCTCCAAGTGGTCGTTATAGAGCCGTCTAGGGCCGTTTCCGTGTGCTCTGAGGTGCGGTGGTGGTGGCCCACCATACAGCTCTGCTTAGCCTTGAGGTAGGCTCCGCGAGCAGGGTTCACCGGGGGCGCGAAGCCCTTGAAGAACTCATGCCCGTGCATCACCGCCAGCCCACCCACCATGATGATGCGCTTGTCCGTGACGTACTCAATGTCGTGTTCGTCAAAGGCCAACAGGTTCTCCAGCGCGAACTCATCCAGATGGAAGATTTCGGGAGCCTTGGTCATCATGTAGGTCTTGAACCTATCCTCATGGTTGCCGTCGCGCCAGACAATGCGAGCACCGGGGAACCGCTCACGGAGGTAGGCCAGTAGCTCGTTGGTAGTATCCCGCTCCTGCTTGAAGTTGCGGGCGCGGGGGTCACGCACGAACGTGGACAGGGAGTGGCAGTCGATGGTGTCGCCGTTGAGGATGATGCCGTCTACGTCCTCCTTGAGCGCACGCTTCACCGCGCACTCAATAGCCTCTGGAGTGTGATAGGGAACGTGGATGTCAGAGAGGATGGCTATCTTCTCGACGCCATCCATGAGGAAGGGCGTGAACTCACGGGTGACGGATGCCGGGATTTGGCGCACGGGCGTAGTGGGTTCCGTCAGTCCACGGGCTTCACGGTGTTCCTTACCCAAAGCTCCACGGCGATAGCGAATGGCGGAATAGGCGGCGTTATAGCCAGACCAAAGGAGCGAGTGCTCCTTGTACATGATGCGAGCCAGTTGACGGCTCGGCAGGGTTGGATGCGCGGCGAGGTATTCCTCAACTACGGCAGCAACATCAGGGTTGTTGGGCATGGACACTCAGGATAGCACGGTCGATTGCTGCGCGTAGTGAAGGTCCATCCGTAATCATCAAGTGCTCTTCGCTCTCGTCCATGTAGACAATCTTGAACACGGGGTCGCCGTCACCGCTGATGGTAAAGGCAATCTCGATGACGTATTTCTCAATCCAGTTTACTCTGCTTTCGTCCTCTGGCTCGTCTAGTTTTGGGATCATGGGTTATGTTTTTATGGCAGGGCTTACATATCACCTGCAAATCTTTGGCTTCACAGAACAAGCGTTCAACGAAGCCGGGTAGGTCGGAGTAGCTCTTGAGTGAGCCACACTCCACGACGTGATGCACTTGGGTGTTCTTCTGAATGAACCAGCCCCCGCACACGCCGCATTGATATTCGTTTTTTTGTAGTTTGTTCGGCCCCTTGTAGGGACGCTTAGCCGCATTGCGGCATTGGTAGTTGACGGGGTAGCGAGTGAAGGCACGCCGCAGGGCAGAGCGGATAAAGCCCCAATAGCGAGCCTCTGTCCATGTCTTCCCGCAGCGTGTCTTCTCTGGCTTAGGCATCAATCAATCCAATCGAGGACAGCCTCAACGGTGGTGCTGATGACCCAGATGGCCGCGAATCCAAGTAGGAGTGTCATTCCCAAAGCCCCCGGTCTTGGATTACAGCCATCTTGATCTTGTGGACAAGTTCTGCCCCGCCTTCGGCCTCAATGTTGTGATTGTCGAGATACTTCAATGACTCGATGAGGAGGTCCACTAGGTTGCCAATCTTTTCCCAGTTGGCATCCCGTTCACTATGGGCTTCCTCCAAATCGTCGCGAATCTGATTCGTCCACTCTTGGAGTTTTGCCAGTTCGTTGCGCAGCGCGGTGTTGTCGGCGTCCTGCCTGAGCGTAACCAGCCGATAGCGTTCGACCTTCTCCCGCAGCGCGGCGTTCTCACGTTCGAGCTGTTGCGTTTTCTGCAGCAGTTCCTCCATCTCAGTCAGGTTGGAGCCGCTCCACGGTATTACAGGTAGTGGCTTTGAGGTCGTAGCTTGCAATGGACCGTTAGCTGCCGCTAAGACAGCCCGAAGGTCACAGGCAAAGTGGTAGATCTTTTCAAAATCCAATACCT